AAACTCGGGGCCGATGCCGACCTCCTCGCGCTCTGCCCGAACGGCGTCTATTGGGACGAAGCGCCGCCCGGCGCGACGCGCTTCGTCATCGTGTCGCTGGTCGCCGCGGACGATACCGATCAATTCGGCGGCACGGCGTACGAAGACATTCTCTATGCCATCTCGGCGCGGATGCTTCTGAGCGCGGCCGGCGATATCAAAGCCGCGGCCTATCGCATCGATACGTTGCTCGCGGAGCAACCCTTGACCGTCGCCGGCTATACGTGGATGGCGTGCTACCGCGAGACGCGGATTCGGCTGACCGAGGTCGACGACGTCGATATCTCGATTCGCTGGCAGCATCGCGGCGGAAATTATCGCGTGCAAATGTCGATCAACCCCTAGGGCGATCGGGGCACCTCTAACACGGGTAAAGGGAAGGGTAATCCTATGATTCTGTCAGGGCGCTATGGCAAAGTAAAGTACGACCCGACCGGCGTCGGCGGCGCGACCGCGATCGAGATTGCCAGCATCAACGGCTTCAAGTTGTCGATGAAGACAAATTACGAGGACGTAACCTGTTTCGGAGATGCGAACCTCGTGTACGTGCCCGGCCTCAAGGACGTGTCCGGTACGCTGGGCGGCTTCTGGAATTCCGACGATACGACCCTCTTCGACGCGGCCGACGCGACAACGCCGGGCTTCCTCGAACTCATTCCGAATTCGGGTACGACCGAGTCGGCCTTCCTCTGGTCGGGCAAGGCGTACATGGACGCCGATATCGATTGCTCGCTCCAGGCACCGAAGGTTACGGGCACGTTCAAGGCGGCCGGTCCCTGGACGCGCGCGGGCGGCTAGAAGGCCGCGCCCGTGTTTCAAGGCGTGACCTTGCACGGCGGGCCGGCGTCGCTCCTCTGGGGCTACCGCACGGCCGCCGTGCTCACCTCATGGCGGATTACGCGCGTCAAACGCGGGCGCTGGGCGCTCGCCGCGACCGTGTCGCGCGTCGATCCGTTTCAACTCCGGCAGCGCCCGCTACTCTTCACGGCGCCGCGCGCCCGCGGCTTCTGGGCGTGGGGCGTGATTTCGCTCGACGAGGTCACGCCGCGCACGATTAGCGCGACCCTCGGGCCGCCCGAACAATAAACCGCGGAGCGTGCTAGATGAGTCGTTTCCCGCCTCCCGCCGTGACCCTGCTCAAAATTTCGGGCGGCGATACGTTGACGGTCAAAAGCCGGCTGAATGCCGGCGAGTCGCGCGCGGCCTTCGCGCGGATGATGGTCGAAGGGTCAGACGGGACGATGCGCGTCGACCGGCAAGCGCAAGCAATGGCGCTCATGCTCGCCTATCTCGTCGACTGGAGCCTGACCGATGAGGCCGGGCACCTCGTCGTCATTCGCGAGCAACCGATCGCGGTCGTCGAGGCCGCGGTCGAAGCCCTCGACGTCGATAGCTACCTCGAAATCAAAGACGCGATCGAAATGCACGACGTCGCCGTCCTCCAGGCGCGAACCGAGGAAAAAAAAGCCCGCACTGGCGCGAGCGCGTCGTCTCCGACCTCGCCATTGCCCGACGCTGCCACTGGCGCTACGAATGGGTCGCCGAGTTAGATCCTGACGTGTACGACGTCCTCGTCGAGGAGTTAAACGCCGAAGCCCGCGAGAGCGAAGGTTAAACCCGATGCCCGCACTAAAAGGCACGTTTGCCGCCGACTTCACGCCGTTTTATGACGCCGTGCAGAAGGCCGACGCCTCGCTGAAAGACTTCGAGTCGGGCGCGGGGCGTGTCGGGACGTCGCTTGACAATATGGTCAATCGGTTTTCGGGGAAAAAAATCCTCGAAGACGCCGCCTTAATGGAGAAGGCATTTAGCGAACTCTCGAAGCAAGGGATCGGGCTGACGACGGCGGAACTCGAACGCATGGGCCGCACGGCAACCGAGGCGACCGAGAAGATGCGGGCAATGGGGATCGAGGTGCCGCCAGGGCTCCAGAAAATCGCCGACGCGACGAAGGCCGTCGAGAAGGAAATCGAGACCGCGCAGAAACAAACGACCGATTGGGGCGGGATGCTCAAAGGCTTGGCCGCCTCGGTCGGGATCGGGTTCTCGGTCTCGGCGATTATGCAATTCGGCGCGTCGGTCGTCGAGGCCGGCAGCCAAATCAACGATATGTCTGAGCGGCTCGGCATCTCGACCGATGCCGTGCAGGGCTTCAAGTACGCCGCGGAGCAAGCCGGATCGAACCTCGACGCGGTCGGCAACGCGCTCGGGAAAATGAGCGAGAAACTCGCGGGCGGCGACAAGCCGGTCGTCAAGGCGCTCGCCGACCTCCATCTCAAATTCAACGATATCCGCTCGATGAAGCCGGAGGACGCCTTCCTCGCGATTACCGACGCGTTACAGGCAACGACCGACCCGATGGAGCAAATGCGCCTCGGGACGATTCTCATGGGGAAGGGCTTCAAGGAAATTCTGCCGGCGGTTACGGAGGGCTTCCGCGCGACCGCGAATAGCGCGACGAAGATGTCGGCCGACGCGGTCAAGGCGTGCGATCAGGTCGGCGACGCGTGGAATCGGCTCTCGACGAACGTTAAGGCGAAATCCGCCGAGATCATCTCGTACACGCTCGACGCGACGAAACAGGCAACGCAGAGTTGGGCCGGCTTCGTACAGTTTCTCGATAACGCGATCAAGATGGGCGTCGGGCCGGCGCTGGCGTTGAACGCCGCAATGGAAAAGGCGAATCGCGCGCTCAAAGAAAATCACGACATCAATCTCACGCTGCCGGGGCCGATTCATAAAACAAAAGAGGAGTTAGACGCCGCCGCCGCCGCGGCGAAGAAATACGCCGACGAATTTAAGGCGATGGTCGATAAATTCTCTGGCGCCGCCGCGACCAGCGAATTAAACATGCTCGACGCGGTCTATAAAAAACTAAGCGCGAGCGGCAAATTGACGGCCGAGGGCACGGCCGAACTCGCCAAGCAGGCGACCGAACTCTTTAAGGCCGGCGGGACGCTGACGCCGCGGCTCCTGGATCTCGTGATCAAATTCGGCGACCTCGACCCGAAGGTCAAAGAGGGTACGGCCGAATTCGAGCACCTCGGCACGACGATTCAAACGCTGACCATGCCGGCAATGGTTGCTATCAATGCCGAGATTGACGCGCTCCAGAAGAAAACGACCGCGGGCTTTAGCGGCTTCGCCGAGATGGGGCTTAAGGTCGGCGACGGTTTCAAGGAGGGCGCGAAGGTCATCGACGACAACGCGAAGAAAATCGAGGACGCCTTCAAGCGTGACCAGAAGGCGATCGGCGAGATGGCGCAAGCCTTCGGGCAACTCGGCTCGATCGCGAACTCGACGGGGCACGCGATCGCGGGCTCGATGTTTTCGAGTCTCGGCGGGCTCACGAATAATCTGAAAACCGCGCAGGATCAAAACGCGAAATGGAAGGATAGCTCGGGCGGCGTCGCCGCGGCGCTCTTTAGCTCGCAATCCTCGGCGACCGAAAAGATGGCCTCTGCGGTGCAATCGGGCGCCGCGATTGCCGGCGGCGCGATGAACGTCTGGGCGGCGACCGCAAACGCCGGAGGCAAGGCGGCCGGCGCGTTTAAGGGCGCAATGGCGGGCGCCGAGGCCGGCGCGGCCTTCGGCCCCTGGGGCGCCGCGGTCGGCGCCGCGGCGGGCGCGCTGACGGGCTTTATTCGCAACCTCACGGCGGGCCGGAAGGCCGTCGAGGATTTCGCGACGACCGAGGGCGGCTTCGACGCGTTACACGACAAGCTCAACGCGTTGCCGACCGGCGTCGGCGAAACGCTCTGGAAGAATCTCACCCAGGGCACGGCGAAGGGCGACCCGAAGGCCGCCCAGGCGGCGATCGACAAAATCAAAACGGCGCTCGCCGATGCCGACGCGAAGACGGCGGCGTTTAATACCTCGGTCTCGGGCATCTTCGCCAAGATGCAAAGCTACGGCGGCGGCGTCAGTGCCGCGCTCGCGCCGATGCTCGACGACCTCGCCAAAGGGAAGAAACTCTCCGACGAGAATCTCGCGTCGCTGCAAGCGATGGGATCGAGCGGCAAACCGACCTTCGAGCAACTCGACTCGCTCGCGAAAAAATACAACCTCACGATCGATCAAATGGGCTCGGGCTTCCAGGCGTCGAAAATCAACGACGAATTCCAGACGTTGATCGACGATATGGACGAAATGCAGCGCGGCGGCGTCGATATGAATGCCGTGCTGACGACCGTCGGGACCGACGGCACGAAGTCGCTCTCCGACCTCGGGCTGCAAGTCCAGAACGTCATCGACCAGAGCGAAAAATACGGCGTCGCGATACCGGAGAATATGAAGCCGGCCGCGCAGTCGATGATCGATCAAGGGCTCCTCCTCGATGCGAACGGCGAGAAAGTGACCGACATCAATAAATTGAAATTCGGCGAGTCGATGCAGACCTCGCTTGACAAGCTAAACGACACGCTAAAAACCCTCGTCGACGCGCTGACCGGCACCGGGCCGAACTCCGTCACGAGCGCGCTCGACACGCTCGGGAAAAAGACCGTGACCCCGACGATCAAGCCGAAGCTCGATACGTCGGATATGCCCGGCGGCAGCACGGCGCCGCCTCCGGCCTACGGCGGCGCCCAGGCGAGCGGCGGCGATTATTGGGTCACGAAACCGACCTTGTTTCTCGCGGGCGAGGCCGGGCCGGAGCGCGCGACCTTCGGGCCGGCCTCGTCGCTCGTGCGGCAGCGCAGCGCGGCGCCCGCGGGCGGCGCCATCGTCACGAATCAGCCGATCATTGTGCAGGTCGACGGGATGAAGCTCCTTGAAACCGTCGCGACGACCGCGGCGAATTACGGAGTCACGCGGCAATGAGCGGGACCGCGCTCGCGACCCTCGACGCGCGCCTCGGCGATTTCGCGCCCGGCGACGGCCTCACGGTCGGCGGCGTGCCGATGCGCTGCCGGATGGGCTGGTCTGTAACCGAGACCGCGAATCGGCGCGGCGTCTTCGCGGGCGCCGTGCCCGACCCGGCCGGCGTGATTCGGCCGCCCATCGGCGCCGAGGTGCTCTTCGTGCAGGGCGGCGTCCGCATCTTCGGCGGCTACATCGACCAGCCGGCCGAGGCCGGCATCGGCGGCGTCGGGCTGACCGGGATCATCACGACGATATCGGCGTCCGACTTTAGCGGGCTGCCAGAGCGCCGCCTCGTGACCGCGACCATTGCCGCGGGCGGCACCGTGCGGAGCGTGCTGGGCGTGTTTCTGCCCTATCTCAGCCCCTACGGCGTGACCCTCGACCCCGCGCAGGTCGCCGGGCCGACGCTGCCCGCGCTGACCTACGTCGACCGCGCGCTCGTCGACGCGCTGAACGAGGTCGCGGCGCTCGCCGGCAATGCCGCCGGTACCGACCCGTGGATCTGGGAAATCGACTACTTCAAGGCGTTGCGGATGTTTCCGCCGGGGAGCACGCGCGCGCCGATCGACCTCGCGAGCGGCGACGGGCACGCGCTCGGCGATATCACGGTCAAGCCGACGCGGACGAATTTCGCGAATCGGATCATCGTCTATGCCGGCACGGGCGAGCACGACCTCGACGAGGTGCTCGGCGTCGGCAACGGGTCGACGACGACCTATCCGCTCGTGTACCCGCTCCTCCGGTCGTACGGCTACGTTACGAATGCCGGCGTCAATGAGACCCTCGCGATTGCCGGCGCCGGGTTTCCGGCGACGTGGCTCTATCACGCCGACGTGAATACCGTCGAGCGATCCGCGGGGCCGCCGGCCGTCGGGCATCAAATCTCGATCACCTTCGTCGCGCAATTTCCGATCCGCGCGGTCGCCGATGATGCCGCGAGTCAGGCGGCCGTCGGGCTCTGGGAGCGGGCCGTCACGCAAGAGGCCGTCTTCTCGATGCCGGTCGCCCAGGCGCTCGCCGAGGTCGAACTCGCCGCCGCGCTCGCAACCCCGAAAACGATCGCCTACCGCACGGCCGCGGCCGGGTTGCATCCAGGGCAGGTACAAGGCGTCTCGGAGCCGCGGCGCGGGCTCAATGGGACATACCTCATAACCGACGTGAAAATCCAAAGTAGCAGCGCGAGCAACCGGGTCGAGCGCCTCGTGACCGCGGTCGAGGGTACAGGGCTCGTGCGGACGTGGCGCGATTCGCCGATTTGGAGTAGCACGGGCGGGCCGTCGACGACCTCGGGCGCCGCGGCCGGCGGCGGCGTTGCGCCCTCGGGGCCAGGAGCGCCCGCGTTGCCGCCGATCTATTTCCTGGGCGGCGCTCCGACGATCTACGTGCAATCGCCGACGCCGACCTGGGTACCGGCCGACGGCACGCCGACGGGCGACTCTGGGACGGAGTACGTCATCGACACGGTTACGCGCGCAACCGTCAACGCGACGGTACGCGTCCGCGTGCGCGCCGCGGCCGGGAGCGTGACCGCGCGCCTCTGGAACGTCGACCTCGGCGTCGCCGCCGGCACCTCGACGGCGTATACGGGTACGAGCTTCGGTACGCTGAGTTTTGCCGTCACGCTGACCGCGGGCGCGTATCGGTATCAATTACAGCTTCTCCCGTCGGTCGCAAATTCCGACGTCAACGGGATCGGGTACCTGCAATGAGACAACTCCTCGGGCTCCTCGGGCTCGCGGCGCTCCTCGCGGCGCCCGTCGTCGAGGCGCAAACCGTGCGCGCCGATCGCGTCACGCTCAACGCCGGGCCGTGCGTCATCACGAGCGGCAGCGCGGCGCCGAATGGCTCGCGCGTCGGGAATATCTGCGACACGTTTATCCAAACCGGGACCGGCGCGATTTGGACGAAGACGAGCGGCGCCGGCACGTCGAGCGGCTGGATTGCAACCCTCGCGGGCGCCGGCACGCCGGGCGCCCTCGTGAAATGGACGGGCACGGGCGCGACGGTCGGCGATTCGATCGCCTCCGAGGCCGCGGGGCTTCTCACGATCACGGGCGCCGCGAAAGTGACCGGGGCGGCGACGATGAACGCCGCGACGATTACAGCGACCGCGGCCGTCGGCGGGACGCT